AGAAACCGAGAGGTCTGGGAAAGTTTTTTGAAATAATAGTTTAGTAATTAGCTAGGAAGCAAACTTTGATTTGACAACCTACCTAAAAGAAATCAAACTAGATTGTCCTTAATAGATAGAGTGGACTATAGCAGTAACCCAAGATAATGTGTTGTGAAGCATTGAGGGGCTATAAAGATTGGATAGATTGGAGTTAATTAAGGCTGTCAGAGAATGTTAAATGTGACTGGATAAGACTACTGGGTAGTAGTTGTTAGCTAACCCATACATTGAATTGAGGTTACCTAATAGATGAACTTAAAGTAATTAGGTTTAATACGACCTAAGTTTCCAGAGATTATGACCGGCATTTAACTAGGATAACAACCATAATAGTTAGGGATAAATATTGAACTATGGGTGGCTCGTAACCACCTATCCCTCAAAGTTAAATAAAAAGGAGATAAAGTAATGATATATGTAGAATTAAAATCAGTAGGCAGTGTAGTAGACAATAAAGGTGTTATATATCCAATGTATGCCGATGGCGATGTAGATGTAGAGAATGGGGTTAATTGGATTGATGCAGATGATGAGTGGAGAAGGTCGTTGTCAGAAGAAGACTTAACATTGTTTTATTGTTTTATGGGTATACACAGAAAAATCAAAAGAAGTATTTTATTTTAAAAAGGAGAACTATGAAACATATTCATAATAACCCTAAGCTGATAGAGAAAGAATGTTCTGGTGTTTATTATAGTGAGGGCTTAAAAATAGCACAGCAATTAAGATTAACTTGTGCTAACCCTAGATATAAAAGTGCTATTGGACTTGCTCATAATCAAGTAGGGGGAGATAAAAATGTATTTGTTGCTAAAATAAATGGTAAATGGAGAAACTTTATTAATCCTACTATCATTGCTAAATCTGGCGATACATATATTACTGAAGAGGGTTGTATGACCTTTCCAAATAAGCCTAATAAAGTATTAAGGCATACTTGGGTAGAGCTAGAATATCAAATAAATGCTAGAAATAGTGTTGATGGTAAAATGTTTATTACAGAAAGATTTGAGGGGTTTGATGCTACAATAATACAGCACGAATGCGACCACTTAAATGGGATACATATTCATAATAAAAAGGAGAATAAATAATGGAAAAAGCTATCGTTTTAAAAAGAGTTTTATATGGTGGGAATTGGTATACAGATTGTTGTGGAGAGCCAGTTGCTTTTCAATCTGATGAAAATGGCAATTTAACTGCTAGTAGCCTTTGCTGTAATTGTAGGCAAGATTGTGAAGGATTTGTAGATAAGAATAATCAAACAATATAAGGAGAATAAATAATGAAAACGATTAAATGGAAAGA